ATGTCATCGTACTCAACGGCAACATCCTGACGGATGAAGCACACTTCGCAGAGGATGTAACCGGTGCGACCTGCAGCCTTGTCAGCGTCAGAGATTGCCCAACCACCGTTGGTTGAAGTGGAGTTGGTAGCAGCCTTTGAATAGACGCGGAATGCTTGATCGGCGCTGTACTCGCTGTACTGGATGCCAGAGGTCAGAGGAGAAGCACCAAGACCACCAGTGCCGACTGCAATGTTGTTGGAGGTAGCAGTGACGTTAGCGCCGTGGGGGACGCCAGAGAAGCTAACAGGGGTGGTAGCGGTACCAGGACCGAAACCAATCACCTGAGTAGCACCTGAAGTGGTCAGGCCGTCTTCTGCAACGCGACCATCACCCCAGCCTTGGGCCACGGAGATAGCGGTGCGATAGACGTAAGAAGGACGATCAGCATCTGCAGCAACAACCATACCGGTGATGTTCACGCGGGTATCGTCGTTCTTGTAAGGAGAAGGGATCTGAACTTCAGCGGTGGTGGTGTAGCCGTCACCAGTTGAGGTGGTAACGGGCACATAACCACGCAGTTGATAGAACTGCCAACCAGGGTTGGCCAGAACAGAAGTCGGGCCAGCCTTGGAAGCGTTGTTAGAAGATCCACCAGTCGTGTCGATGTTCTGATACCACCCGTTAAGGGGCTCAGTCATATCGCCTGGATAAATCTTTTTAGCGGATAAGTATGCCATTAACTTTTCTCTTAGTAGAGGTTGACTTTTTTATAATGATCAGACAACGCCGTCGTCAGACACGAAGCTGAATGCAGTGGTGATGAAGTCTTTGTTGAGCACTTCGAAACCAGCATAAAGCTGCCAGATGAGAATGATGAAGCGGCTAAAGTCATCATTGTTGTTGATCAGAACTTGAGCGTTCGGACCACCGATACCAACACCGATTGACTGAGGACCGAAGAAGTAACCCTGGGCGACTTCTTCAGAAGCGTAACCACTGCCACCATCGAAGGAAGCGGTAACGTTCTTGGTCGGGAAGTTGGTTGATTCGAAGAATTTAACGCCTTCAAACTGAACGCCAGTCGGCATCACAGGCTCACCAGCCAGGAAGTAGCCCTGACCAGCTTGGGGACCCATGTAGAAGCTGGTGTTGTTAGGCATCATGGGGTTAGCCATGTACATGCCTTGACCAGGGTTGCCGCTGTAACGAGCAATCTCACGGAAGTCATCGTCACGACGCAGGTGCATCATGAAGACGGGATCGCAAATACAGCGATACAGACCATCAGCAAAGGTAGGAACGTTGCGCTTACGCAGGTCCTTAACGACTTCCAGGAGGTCAGTACGAACAGAGAACTGTTGAACTTGTGCGGTGTACTCAGCACCGGTATAGGAAACACGGCCTTGGGAATCCTTAGCCTTGTCACCAGCGAAGTAGTAACCACCTTGTGAAGAAGAAGCCTGGCCTTGTGCTTCAGCTTTAGCCAGTTCGTCAATGAAGACGCGATCGCGCCAACGACGATAGTCATCGAGCAGGGTCAGTGAACCGATGCTCTGGTGGAACATGTTCAGGTTGCCGGTATCCAGCAGGAGGCGCTGAGCGGTAACCAGGGTTTCCCGTGCAATCTTGAAGGTAGAAGGCTGGGTGGGATCAGACGGGTCTGCAGGACCGGTGTATTCCTTAAGCACCACCAGGACTTTCTCCTTGGTGATGTTACGGCTGTTAGCAGTACCGATAGTCTGATCAGCAATACGCTCACGGCTATCTTTCGTACCAGGAGATCCCCAGAACTTATAGCGATCCAGTTGCACAGTTTGGCCGGGCTGTGAGGTGAAGTCATGCACCACAACAGGCTCACAAGCCATCTCGCAAATATATGCGGGATGCGGACGGTAAAGTTCCGCCCCTAAAATTTTAGGAAAATCGTTATCTAAAAACATTAGTTATTCTCCAGTAACCCAGGAATAGTTTTATCGGATAAAAGAATGGACAAAAGTCCTATCTATTTTAAAGTTTAGCAGTCTTTAATACATTGGGAGCATTGGAGACTGCATGCTCATACGAGAACCCAACGTGTTGCTAGATCCAGGTGCTTCAGGATCAATGCCCATGGCTTGGCCGATAGCGCCAACTGCACGTCCTGCGGCAACACCACCTAAACCAGCAGCTAAACCAGCAGCTGGAACAAGTCCTGCAGCAGCTGCTTTACCAACTCCTCGTTCAGTAATCGCATCTGCGGTTCTACCAGCAAGGTTAGATAAATCCAACAAAGCATCAGCACGCATGGAACCATCGGGTCTATTTGCACTTGCTTGAGAAAGACGATCTTCAACACTGCCTAAGCCACGTTGTACTTTTTGTACAAGCCCTGGCGAGTATTTTCCAGCTAAAGCACGTGCACCGAGAAGACCAGCAGCACCGCCAAGGACACCGGCAGCACCGGCACCCAAGACGGCTGCGGGGTTCTCATCTTCAGCAGCAGCCATTCCTGCTACACCTAAACCAGCTGCAGCAGGAACACCATACTTAAGACGATTACGCATTAGATCACTCCATAACAAACAGTTTCTGAGACATCGCTTGAGGAGATGCCTGGTTGATCAAACGCCATGCTTGGGTAGGATCAGCCTCCATTTGTTGCTTAAAGGAACCCCAGAAATCAGTAGGGGCTTGGGGAGCAGCAGCCTGGGGAGGAGCAGGCATTTGTGCGCCAGGTGCCATAGCTTGTTGTGAAACAGGCTGAGTGGGATAACCAGTGGTTTCCAGATCAGCTTCTGATTCATAAACAGGATACGGACCTTCGGGACCAAAGAACTGCAGCGTGTAATCGCTCAGAACATCAGGATTGGTAAGGATCTCGTTATAAGCAAGGTTTTCACGATGCTCATTAACGGCGAAGTCAGCGTAATTCTTAAGAGTGGTCTGGGCTTCTTTACCCCATTCCACTGCTGAATCAAGCATTCCCTCAAGATTTAGGGCGTACTGATTTAGAATTGCGGGTGCTTCGGTTCCGTAGTTTTCGACCACCATCCGGCTTTCCGGACTCCAATCCAGCAGGTTCGCGACGTCCTCCAAGGAGTTGATCTGCGAAGTTGGGGAAGAGTTGCTGAATGAGGTCTGGCTTGTTTGCGAGGTCTGCTGATCCGATGTTGCCCAAGGCTGCGCCTGGCTGGGAGCTGCCTGAGTACCCCAGTTTGCCTGGGTATACGGATTCGCTGCCGCTTCCGGGGCCTGTGACTGTTGAACCGGGAACGGGGATTGAACCGGACTGCCCAACAGGTTGACCACCTTGTTGAATGCCGATTCCCATGGGTTGCCCTGAGTCTCCACCGAAGCCGGGGATTGGGGGGCGGATTGAGACGGGGCTGATTGGTAACTGGTATTCGGAGCCGGTGCTGCCTGGGGCACCGCCTGGGGGTAATACGTTCCCACCGGAGCTTGGGGAGCCGCCGGAGCTTGTGCTGCCGGTGCCGCCGCCACGTAATTGCTCGGGGCCACGGACTGGGGGCTCGTCTGTGGGATCGATTGGACGGAAGCGTCCTGCATAGCTCATCTCCTTTTGTAATGCTTCCAGAGTTCGATACAGATAAGGTGTTAGGTCTAATCTCGGGTCAGCTGCCATAGGCAAGTCTGGAGATTGTGGATGAGGGGTCTGCATCATCCCCCCAATCAAACGAGAGAACTGGTTATAAGCTCCCTGTAGTTCGTTTACCATCCTGAACGGAAAGCCCGAAAGCATTTCCGCTCTTTCCTCATCAGTTTTAGATGGGAAAAGATACTTCAGTGCTTCAATGCTATCAACACCTAACTCTTGCAAGTTACGTACGACGATTGAATTATTGAGAATATCCTGTGTCGATTCCTCGTACACAGGACCAAGCCAACGCCAAAGCATCGTGATGTCTCCATCGGGTATCAATCCTTTGACACCCGGTGGAATCATCTGAGCCTGGACGCAGGCCATCATTAATTGTCTAACACGATCGTCATATTCTTCCATTGCGAAGTTATATCCATCCATTGCCTGTGGCGGAGCATCTGCCGGAGGTGGAACTGGCTTTTCATATCCAGCAGCAGCTGCCAAAGTATCCATAAACATCTTTTCTTCTTGATAGATAATCAACTCCATACAACGGCATAAGCCATGCGTATAAATGGAGTTTGCTTTTTTCTTACTAGTTGCTGCGACACGGCCAAACAAAGATTTATACTCAGTCGCAGTAACACCTGCACTAATTGATAATTCGTCTACACCACCTAATGATGTTCGGATTTCTTCTCGGTATTGCCGCACAAATGCATTCTGATCTCCAGAAATCGCATCAGGAACGATATAACCAACCCTATCATTCGGCTCCAGGTTGGCGATCACCCTAGGAACACGCATTTGTCCATCAACACCACGAGTGATGGGATCTTGTTTAAAGGTTGAGCGTGACATTGCAGACATGCTCTGAAAACCTGAGTTGGCTGCAATTGATGGTCGCTGTGGACCGGAGTCAGAATTACCTGGCTCCATCAAATCTGTTTTAGGACGAGAAGAAAGTAATGTTGGATTACCGAAGAACTGTAAGTTCTTCTTCATGTTCCGAACTAAATCATCATGCGTAATGATGTGTTGAGCAAGTTGATCAAATTCTCCACTTCCTTCCATGGAGAATCCTTTTGGATTATTGAAAATCTCAACGCAAGGAATGTAACGCAACTCATTAGGGAACGTTTGCGTTTTACCTGGAATCATTGCATTGACATTATCAAAAGACATTTCGCCTTCTGAATGAGTCTCTTCAATAACTTCTGGTTTAATTGATAATCTGATATAACGCTTTTGACCAGGGGTATCGGGGTGTTGCGCCTGAGCAGAAGGTGTATCCATTCCACCAAGACCAATGTCTTGGTACATGCCACCCTTGCCTGCTTTTACCTTATAACTATAGATAATAACAACTTGTTCTAATTCGCCATCGACATTGTAATAAGAGCGGTACTCGTGGCTACGAAAATAATAGAGACGGTAATTGTTTTTAGTAGGCCGAATGTAGAAAAGCCCCTTTCCATCGCATAGGAAATAATCCCATATTGAATCAAGACGCGTATCTAGTTTGTTATATTTGATAACTTTATCGATAAAATCTTTCCGCTGATTGCCAAAGTTATCTTGTGACGGAAAGAACTCAACACCTTGGCGAATGCCAAAGAGTTTCATCTGTGCAATATGTCCAGCAACAATCCCAGTATCAACATATTGTCCTCCATCACGCTCGATGTAGGAATCAATAATTTCCTTAAGACGCGCCGGGATTGCCATTATTTACCAGTCTTTGATTTATACATCCTAGCAGCTTTACCAGCTTTCTTTGCTTTCTCAGTATTAGCTACGAACTGTTTTCCTTTACGAGAACCTTCTCTTTTTTTGCGATCAGTGTCTTCTCTTTCTTCTTTAGAAAGGGCTGCCCAAGCTTTCTTGGGGAGATAGCGTTTGGTTGTACCGTCTTTTTGAATTGCTTTATCTGCCATGTTAACTTTCCGTTTCTAAACACTCAGGCCAAGTTTTTGTTTTGAAAAATTCATGCAAATTTTTACGTTCTTCTGCTTGTTCCGGTTTTTGAAAAAATGGATCAGCATATAGACGTTCTATAGCTCCATGATACTGAGAACAACTTAAAGACCAGGCTAATAAAACTTCTATCATTCATTTTTTGTCTTTATGTTTCTTGGCAGCAGAAGCTGCTTTTTTGCCTTTTTCATATTCATCCTTAGTCTGCCAATCTTCTTTACCCCATTTCTTTAAAGCTTTT